CAAATACCCTAAACCTGAGTAGTAAGAGGATAATCTATGGTTGTAACACGTACAGAGCTAACTCAAATAGTAGATCAAGTTAACAAGAAGTTTGAAGAACTAGAAGCTAAGATTAAAGAGTTAGAGGCAAAGAATGTTAAGAAACTACCGAACAAGAAGGCGGCGTAATGCCTAGTCCACGTAGAGGTAAAGCAAAAGTAAAAGTGACTTCCAGCGGCAGGAGAGTCTCTTACGGTCAGGCAGGGAAAGCTAAAGACGGTGGCCCCAGAGTTAGGCCCGGAACCAGCAAGGGCGATAGCTACTGCGCTAGGTCACTAGGTATCAAGAAACGTCTGCCTAAAAAGAAGCAGAATGATCCTAACACACCTAACAACTTATCACGTAAGCGTTGGAAGTGTAAGGGTGCTAAGTCCATGAGGGCTAATCAAACACTAGCTCGCAAAACAAGAACTAGGAGAAAGTAAATGCCAAATGTAGCTGGTAAGAAGTATAGCTATACCGCTAAAGGTAAAGCAGCGGCAGCTAAGGCTCGCAAGCGTCAAAACATGAAGCCTAGAGCTTCAGGTGGGCGCAGGGGCCGCTAACAATGATAGCAGAGATAAGTGCAATTGTCGCTGGTGTTAACGCTGCAACATCCGCTATTAAGCGGGTAGCTGAGACAACCAATGACATCTCAAGTATCTCTAGTTTTCTATCGACACTTGGTGGTGCAGAGGTTGAGTTAGCAAGAGCGCAGAACGAAGGCAAGCTGTCTGAAGGCGATGCTGTTAAAGCTGCGCTTGCTAAGAAGCAGATACAAGACACTATGAAGGAGATCAAGGATCTCTTTACAATCAGTGGCAATGCTCAACTATACAATGAAGCTATGTCTGCTATGGCTGAAGCAAGGAAGACTAAACAAGCTGAACTTGCCCGTAAGGCAGCAGCCAAGAAGAAATTTTGGAAGGACGTTAGAGAGATAGGTTCTGTGATAGCAGTATTGGTATTTCTGATACCTATGACTCTAGCAATTTTAATTGGATATTTAGTAAAATAACACTTGACAAACACGAAAAAGTATGATATAATATATAGGTACTTATCGTACATTCAGTATTCTTTAACAAAGGTAAAATACTATGACTCAAGAGTTAGAAACATACTTCAATAATTACTTTGCTATGTTTAGATCAGAAGGCTGGAAACAGTTAATCTCTGACCTACAAAGTAATGTTGGACAGATCAACTCAGTAGAAATGACTACGGATAACGATAACCTGAACTTTCGTAAGGGTCAATTAGCTATCCTAGCAACCATACTAAATCTTGAAACACAGATTGAAAACTCGCACTCTGAAGCAGAAACAGAAGAATCTGTCGATGAGGCTGTTTGATTTTAGATGTCCTTGCGGCAAACTGTTTGAAGATTTAGTTAAGTCTGATGTCACAACTTCTAGGTGCAGTTGTGGCAAGGACGCTAAACGTGTTATCTCCCCAGTGAGATCTAACCTCGAAGGTATCAGTGGAGACTTCCCTGATGCACATGACAGGTGGGTCAAGCGCCGGGAGCAGCACATGGCACATGAGCGAAGGCAAACCTCTTAGAGAACCTTCATACTAAACATCTCCACAATACTAAGGTACGGAGTTAATAATGGCTGATATTATTGAACCTGAGCGTCAACAGGATAACCAAGAGAACGAACAACAACTGGATTTACTTGCACAAGTAGAGGAACAACAGGAGACTCCTGCACTACAGGAACCTGACATCCCTGACAAGTACAAAGGTAAGTCTGCTGAAGAACTTGTACAGATGCACCAAGAAGCTGAGAAGCTATTGGGCCGACAGAGTTCTGAAGTAGGTGAACTGCGTAAGGTTGTTGATACGTATATCCAGACACAACTCACTCAAGATACGCAACAAGCACCACAAGAAGTCGAAGAAGTAGATTGGTTTACAGACCCTGATAAGGCTGTAGATAGGGCTATTCAGAACCATCCTAAGATTAAGGAAGCTGAAGAAGTCACAAAGCAGTATAAGGCAAGCACTGCGCTATCAGAGCTACAACGTAAGCACCCTGATATGCAGCAGATTTTGCAAGACGCTAACTTTGCTGAATGGATTAAAGCCTCCAATGTTAGGACTAAGCTGTTTGTAGCAGCAGACCAGCAGTACGATCATGAGTCCGCTGATGAGCTATTTAGCTTGTGGAAAGAGCGACAAAGTATTGTACAGCAGACTGCCGCTGTAGAGGAACAATCTCGTAAGCAAGCAGTTAAGGCAGCCTCTACTGGTAATGCCAGTGGTAGTACTGAGTCAGCACCTAAGAAGATCTACCGACGCGCAGACATTATTAACCTTATGAGAAACGACCCTGATCGCTATGCTGCTCTACAACCAGAGATTATGAAGGCATACGCAGAGAAACGGGTCAGATAGTATATCTTAGGAGATATTTATTATGACTGATTCTACATATCCCGCAACTGGCGGGTTTGTTGACAACACTAGCGCAGCTACTTTTATTCCAGAAATTTGGAGTGACGAGATTGTTGCTGCATACCAGAAGAACCTCGTCTTGGCTAACTTGGTCAAGAAGATGTCTATGGCTGGCAAGAAAGGCGACACCATCCATGTGCCTAAGCCTGTTCGTGGTGATGCTCACGCTAAAGCTGAGAACACTGCTGTAACGGTTCAGAACGCTACGGAAGGCGAAGTGCAAATCTCTATTGACAAGCACTTTGAGTACTCTCGTCTGATCGAAGACATCACGGACGTACAAGCTCTTAGCTCACTGCGTCAGTTCTACACGGAAGATGCTGGCTACGCTTTGGCGAAGCAAGTTGACACCGACCTGCACAGCTTGGCTACTGGCCTTGGTGCTTCCGGTACGTCTTCTACGACTTACCTCAACAACGGCGGTACGTTCTTCGCAGACGCTACCAACGGTTTGTCTACCTACACGGCTGACACGGTTGTTCCTGCTGACGTATTCACTGATGCTGCCTTCCGTGGTCTGATCCAGAAGCTAGACGATGCTGATGTTCCTATGGAGAACCGCTGCTTTGTCATTCCTCCTTCAGTTCGCAACACCATCATGGGTATTGATCGTTACGTTAGCTCTGATTTCGTAAATAACGGTCAAGTCACCAATGGTCAAATTGGTCAACTGTACGGCATTGACGTATTTGTTAGCACCAACTGCCCTGTTGTTGAAACTGCTGCTGCTAACTCTGCTTCTTCTGTAGACTCTCTGGGCGCTCTGTTGTTCCAGAAGGATGCAATTGTAATGGCTGAACAACTGGGAGTTCGCTCACAGACTCAGTACAAGCAAGAGTTCTTGGCTAACCTGTTTACTTCAGATACTCTGTATGGTGTTTCCGTACTGCGTCCTGAGTCAGGTGTCACCTTGGTTGTTCCTAAGTAACAATCATTTAGCTGGGGGCTGCTACGGTGGCCCCTAAGCTTTATCTTTAAGGAGTGTATTATGTGGCAAGCATTGATTAGCCCTATAGCTAACCTAGCTGGTACCTTCCTTAAAAATAAAGCTGCTGAAAAGCAAGCTGTCCATGAGTCCAAGATGCGTAAGATTAATGCTGACGCAGACTGGGAAACTCAACAAGCCGCTGCATCACAGTCCTCTTGGAAGGACGAATGGTTTGCAGTTATATTGAGTTTACCTTTAATTGGAGCCTTCATCCCTGATATGGTTCCCTATGTACAACAAGGGTTTGCCGTATTGTCTACTATGCCTGACTACTACAAAGCATTCTTAGGTGGCGCTATTGCTGCCAGCTTTGGCATTAAAACTTTATCTAGCTGGGGCAAATAGTGAACATTGATTTTAGTAACTTTAATGTTGACTTGTCTGGTCTAGGTGACTTTAGTTTAGACTTGTCTAACTTGTCTCCTCTTTTGCAGGACACTACTTCTGACCCTAGCCCGTTAGACATACGTAAGGCAGAGATTGCTGCTGAAGTAGCTGCTAAAGCAGGTCAACAACCTGTACAATCTGTAGGGCAAACTGCTGACTTGTCTGGTTACTATGACGCTTTGCGTGAAGGAACCACAGTATCTGATATAGATACAGTAGGTGAGAGCTACGATCAAGCACTTAACGAAACTCTAGCAGCTCAAGGTATTGTAGACACAGACTATGCAGAAGGCGGTGCTGTAGCGGTAGCCAAGCCAACTGTTGATGCTTTTACTGCTCCTGACTATGAGCCTAGAGAGTTAGGTGAATTCCAAGGTAATCTTTCTGCACACACGTCAAGTTCTTTAGATCAGATCAAAGAGTTCCAAGCTCGCCTTGAGCCTCTGATGGCTCCAGAGATGGCACGTTTGCAGACACAGGAACAGTTAGACTACAAAGATGCTGTTGAGCAGGCGTATCTACAGAACCCTGAGATTCAAGCACTGTACAACGAGTACGATGTAAAGCCTTTTAGAGCTACTGAAGATGGGTCTATTTACCTATATGACCCGTTTACTTTTGGTGAGATTAGAACACTAGAAGTAAAAGACAATGATCTAAAGAAAGCTATAAAAGCAGTTACTCAAATTGGCGTAAGCGTTCTTACAGGTGGTGCGTTGGGTGCCACACAGGCTGCTGCTGGCGTAGGTCTTGCAGGTCAGGCAGCATCTCAAGCTGCTTTAGCAGGGTTTACTACGGCTGCACAAGGAGGAGATAAAGACGCTATTCTTAACTCTGTGTTAATGGCTGGCGGCACTACTTTACTTAAAGGTGCAGTTGATAAAGTTAAGGAAGGTGTAGAGAACGTAGCTGAAGAAACTTTACAGGCTGTTAGTCCAGAACTAAGTGTTGAGTTGCCAGAGATAGTTCCTGCTGATGTTGCGGAAGCTGCCATAGCTGAAGGGGCTGCTCAATATGTCCCTACCGCAGAAGATTTTGCTAGAGACTATGTTATTGATAAGGGCCAAGCTGCTTATGATGCATTGTCTAATACAGCTTTTAAGGACGCAATGCTTGAGTACAGCAAGCCCTTACACGATCAGTTTTTTAGTGCTTTAGCTGATGACTCCGGTTTTCTAGTTACTCCTCCTTCAACTGTTCAAGGACTATTCGATAAGCTAGCACCACGAGGCGAGCGCCCACCTTTGAATATAGATCCGTCGCAGCTTAGAACAGGAACAGTTACAGAGGCATATGACGCTGCTGGTAATTTAATAGTAGACCCTACGCCAAGAACATTAGATCCGGGTGTATCTAGGGCAGATACTCTTCCTCCTCAAGAAACTCCTGCTTTTGAGTTAGAAAGAAACGTGTTTGAGTTTGAAGAACCTCGTCAGACATTTACTGTAAACATTGAGGATATGCAACCTCCTAGACCTGTAGTTCAACCTCCACAACCTCCGACACAAACACCCGGAGGTGGTGGTGGAGCGCCTAGTGCAGCAGCATCAGCACCTACAGCTACAACAGTAACTGCGCCAGCAGCCCCTAGTGCAACTATAACGCCTAGCGTTCAGCCTCCTGCGATAGGATCAGTTACTAGCTCTTTGTTTTCTAATTTTGTTCCTGCATTAGCAGCAGCAGCGGTCTCAGAGCCAGCACAGCAGCCTACAGTAGCTCCTCCAGTTACATCTGTGGCTACTACTGCTCCTACTCCTGAGCCTACGCCTCCTACAACTACGGAGCCTACAGACATACTGGAGGACACTACTGTTGAGGACACTACTGCACAAGTAGAAGCAGAAGCACAGGCACAAGCAGAAGCTCAGGAAGCTAGAGAAGCAGCGGAAGCAAGAGCAGAAGCAGCGGAAGCACGTTTAGCTGAACAGCAAGCACAGGCTGAAGCTGACGCAGCGGCTGCTGAAGCTACTAGGGCAGCGGAAGCACAAGCCCAAGCAGATGCTTTAGCGGAAGCTGTAGCAGCAGGAGAAGCCCTTGGTGAAGCTAAGTACGGTGAAGGACTAGGGACAGGTAGAGGCCAAGGTGCAGGGGCTGGCTTAGGACTAGGGTTAGGCGTAGGTCTTCTTGGTCAAATGTTAGGCCAAGGCACTGGAGTTAGATTACCAGACTTTGAGGATTATCAGTTTAGGAAGACATATCAAGCACCTGAGCTACTAGAGTTAGCACCACAGTACGAGGCTTACCAAGCTCCTGCTGCTTATGACCCACAAGCTAACTATGCTCAAACAATAGCGGATGAGATACGTAATCTTACGTCCTTCCCGGCATTGTCTCAAGATCAAGTGCAAAACAGGCTGGGTTTATTTAACGATGCTTTACTACAAGAAGCAGTTATGCAAAATTTATACGGAGCAGGCGGTAGATGAGTACCACATATTTGAATATAGTCAACGAGGTACTGCGTAGGCTACGGGAAGATGAAGTATCCAGTGTGACACAGAACACCTACAGCAAGATGGTAGGTGACTTTGTTAATGATGCCAAGCAAATAGTGGAAGACTCACATGACTGGTCTGCACTACGAACAACTGTTATAGTTCCTACTGTAGCAGACACTACAGAGTACAGCCTAACGAATGCTGGAGAGCGTGTAAAAGTGTACAGTGTCATCAACGACACCTCTAACTTTTTTATGCGTTATGAGTCGCCTAACTGGTTTAACAACGCTTACTACATTTCCGGTGAAGTCACAGGCACTCCTGACTCCTATACATTCAGTGGTATTGACAGTAACAGTGATACTAAAGTAAGAGTGTACCCTAAGCCATCAGGTGTATTTAACATGCGCTTTGACCTGATTGCTAGAGAAGCTGAACTGTCTGGAGATGCAGACACTACAGTGTTACCTAAGAATGCTATTGTCCACAACGCTGTAGCTTTGTTGGCTAGAGAGCGTGGCGAGACTGGCGGCACTACTGCACAGGATTACTTCTTGATTGCTGACAAGCACTTGTCTGATGCCGTTGCATTGGATGCTTACAAGAACCCTGAAGAATTTATTTACACGGTTCCATAATGGCTCAAGAAAGACAGAACATATACATTGCTGCTCCGGGCTTTAAGGGTCTTAATACACAAGACGCTCCTGTGGCTCAGGATGCGTCCTTTGCGTCTATTGCTGAAAACATGGTAGTAGACAAGTACGGACGTATTGGCGCTAGACAGGGCTTAGATAAGCTCACAAGCAGTGCTACGCCACTGGGGTCTAGCCTTGGCATTGAGACTATCTTTGAGTACGTAGATCACAGTGGTGACATTGTAGTATTCTCTACTGGTAACAATAAGGTGTTTACTGGTACGACTACATTAACTGATGTTACTCCCGGCAGCTACACAGTCAGTGCAAACAACTGGAAGATTATAAACTTTAACGACCATGCTTACTTCTTCCAACGTGGACAAGAGCCTCTTATCTACACTGACCACGGAGGCAGTGGAGTATTAGAGAAGTTTAGTGACCATAGTCATGCTACAGGCACACCACCACAAGCCAATGAAGCTCTAGCAGCTTTTGGTCGTGTGTGGGCTGCTGACGTTACTGGTAACAAGCACACGTTGTACTGGTCTGACTTATTGTCTGGACATGCGTGGACAGGAGGTTCTTCAGGTTCTTTAGACGTTACAACGGTGTGGCCTACAGGACACGATGAGATTGTAGCCTTAGCAGAGTTTAACGACTTCTTAGTTATCTTTGGCAAGCGTAGTATTCTATTGTACTCTGGTGCAAGCTCACCGTCCTCAATGGTACTAGCAGATGCTATTACAAACATTGGATGTATTGCTAGAGACAGTGTGCAGTCCACAGGTACAGACTTGATCTTCCTGTCCGACACTGGTGTACGTAGCTTGGGCAGAGTTATACAAGAGAAGTCTAACCCTATTGGTGACGTATCTAAGAATGTACGTGACGAGATGATGTTCACTGTTAATACACAGACTAACAACATTAAGTCTGTTTACAGCCCAGAGCATTCTTTCTATCTGTTGTTCTTGCCCACAAGCTCTATTGTTTACTGCTTTGATATGCGAGGTAAACTAGAGGACGGTAGTAACCGTGTGACTACATGGCCTAGCACTAAGATCCTATGTGGCAATAGAGCAGCAGACGGTACACTGTACTTAGGGTCTGTCAAAGGTATCAATAAGTACAACGGGTATTTAGATGACACTGATAGCTACACTATGCGTTACTACACTAACCCGTTGTCCTTTGGTGACGCTAGTAGACTGAAGATTCTAAAAGAAATCAATTTTACAGTTATTGGTGGTCAAGGCGCACCAGTAACAGTTAACTGGGGATATGACTACACTGAAGGATACACAAAGCAAGCTGTAACTGTAGCCAACGCTAGTATCGCTGAGTATGGATTATCTGAGTACAACGTAAGCACAT